GCCCTGTTCCCGCCGTGATTTCGCCAGTGCCTGTGAATTGAGTAAAGACGAGCGCCGTCGTACCGAGAGTAATCGCGCCAGTAGTAGTTAAAAGCCAGCCTTGCGAAGCCTGTGTAGTTCCCTCTTCGACGAAGGTGTACATTCCAGATGTAACCTCGGCACTAATGTCTGCATCAGTTGTCCGAGTCCACGCGCCCGCCGACACAAGGTAGATACCGTTGTCCGAGCCGGTTGTTTGGTTTTTTACTAAAATTCGATCATTGGCAGATAGGGCCACACCATCAACCGTCTGCGTAGCTGAAAGAGTTAAGTTGGCGGTCGAAGCCGCGCGCACCGAAGCTTTAACATCGAGGCCCTGCGCCCCAGCATCCACGTAGCCCTTAGTCGCGGCGTCAGTCGAAGCGGTAGGTGTTCCTAAATTGGTGATCTTAAACCCGCCGAGCGGTTGATCTGCGGTGGGAGTAACGCTCCCATCTTTCTTCAGGAAATTAGCGCCATCGGCCAGCTTGGAAGAAGCGATCGCGGCCGCGGAATTGATCTGCGCATCAACGATGCTGCCGGCGATGATTTGGGTGTTACCGCGGATTTGGGTGGCTGCCATGGTGTTTCAAATTTTCCTTATCCTGCCGCTAAAGCAAATAGAAAGCGCTGAAGACATCTCCAACCTCCAACGGCGTGCTCAGGGTAATATCCATCCCGGAACGACTGAACTCCGATTGCGGTTGCGACAAGCCATTAACCGAGACCAATACCACGTCGCTTGGCAGTTGCGTAAGAGTGAAGATAGTCTGCCCGGCAGTAGCGGCAATATCTTCCTGCTGGAGAGAGCCGCCCGTTTCAGGATCAACCCATTCCGTATCAAAATTGGTGTTGCTCGTCTTGGCCAGGTGCTGGCCAGTCGTCCCGCCAGCGGGAACTCTGGCCCCCAAAACCAAGGAAGGCATGTCGTCATCGTCCCGGATTACGTCGTTATCGATGACAACAGATAGGGTCTGAGTTTTGTAATCCCGGCTGGCATAACGCCACGACACTTCCCCCATGAGCGTGAGCGACGCGATGTCGTTTGTTACGTCGGCATCTACCTCAAAAAGCGCATCCAGCGCGCCGGTAATAAGAGTAAAAGGGAAAGTGTAGAAGGTCGCTTCGCCCGTGCCTGTTTTCACCCAGGCCAGTGCGCCGGCCAATGGCGCCGAGTCGTATTTGGGTCGCTCCTTTAATCCCCAGATACCGGCCGCATCGGATGGCAGCTCGATAATGGTGGTGCCACGGCTGAACTGGACCTCGAGTACGGCCTGCGGCGCGCGTTTAAAGGTGAGCTCGTCCGGCTCCGCGGAAACACCGGGAGCGAGCACTACCCGGTTGGAATCGAGATCGATCGTGATGCGCATGGTTAGCTGAACGGGTCGTTCAAGATTTCGCCGGTGTCACTATCATAGACCGGGTCTCCGTTACTGGTGGAATACGGCCAAAAATCTGTTGCAATAATTTGCCCGGAAAATGTCGAACCAGACATATCGTAATCCAAAAAGGTGTCGCCACCGAAGTTTATCAAGACGGCCAAAGGCTGCGCGATAGTAGTGCCGCCAATCACGACGTCAATGCTTCCAACCTTTCCGATTTCACTGCCGCCGCCGCCATAACTTACTCCCCCGATCGCCGGGAGAGACGGAGCATCTGAACTGAAAGAACGAAAAGAAAATCCCTCAATCCCGATCGTCGCACGAAGAAAAGTGTCGATGGCGATAAAGCCGTTAACAATAATCAGGGGATGATATAAGTCCGTATCAGGGTCATAGAACGCCGGTGGCCGATGGACCGCTCCCAAACCGTTTATGTACAGCGACGCCGCCGCTCCGGTAACGTGCGCATGCTCGTCCGTAGTAGATACAAAAAAGGTTAAACTATCAAAAGCGTGGAGTGTAGAGGCATCCACATTGCTATCATTACTACTGCCGCCGCGAAGTAACACCGACTCTTTCGTTAGGTCATGGCCGGTGCCTTCGTTAATCCATCCAAAGTCTCCGTCGGTCCACGAAGCATTAGCTACTACGTCGTTAGGGCCGCTCAGGTCGTACGCGCTCCACTTAACTGCACAATCCGTTAACGTCCACGTCCGCACGCGCAAGAGAATGGCTAACGCGGTCTCCTGATCGAACCCCCATGGATAACTTCTTAAGATTTCGGTGTCGGCGTCGTCCGCGGTAAATCCCTGCGAGATCAAAAAATCTCGATACTGCGTCTTAGTCCATATAGGCAAATGAAGAGTTGGAGTAAATGGCGACGCGGCGCCCAAGAAAAATGGAACTCGACTACTCATCGTCAGGCGGAATGGCAATTTGACCGTAGCTCTTCAGCAGGAATAAACTCGGTTGACCATTCACCTGGCCGTAGAGGAAGTCGAAGTTGATGTCGCCGACTTCAATCTGTTCGATTGCAAGGATCGGATTACCGTCGCCGTCATAGGTTACTTGAAGGTCCGCAATCGGAATAATCGCCGTCCCATCTTCTGAATCAGGCGGACTATTACTAACGCCCAAGGTCCGGGAACTAATGTCAAGAGTCTCGGAATCAAAAGTCACAATCGCATATACCTCTTGAAAGGATTCCTCAGCCACATCCAAAATGTAGTTACCAAAACCCATCCCTGCCGGAAACTCGCCATTAATTTTGCCGTCAGTAACTTGGACCTTCAAGCCGTCATCGGCTGACACGTCCTTAACTTGAAACGGTAGACTTATACTACCCCCTCCGGCCCTGCCGCCCGAAGTGGCGGTGGAAGAGATTTGCCGGCCATGATCGGTCTGGTCCAGCGCGATACCAAGCCCTTCAATCGGCTGGATCTGATTCAGGCCATCGAAGAGCCGCTGGATAACAGCCTTGTAGGGACCAAACGGCTTGTCCCATTTGAATTTCTCGCCCTGAATCGCCATTAAATCGCTCCCATTTCCGTCCTAAGAACGTCCTCGCATTCAAAATAGGGCGTACCAAAGACCGGGTTGCTGCGAAAACTGGCAAGGTTCGTGACCACCGCCGGGGCCAGGGCCGGACCAATGGCAAGCGGGGCCAGAATGCCGAAATTCGCCCCGTCGCTAGTGGTAATGCGGGCGCGTTTCAACGTCGGGCTGTAAGAGAACCCAAGCGCGTGATAACGCGCGCCGTTCGGCTGCCCCACGGAAATGTAGCGGTAAGTGGTCTGCCCGGCGTTGTAGGTAAATTCCATGCTCGCGCCTATCGCCTTCAAATCTTTCCCGGCCGCATCCTGGCCGTAAACAATCCCGGCCGGGCGCGACCCGCCCAAAGTAAAATCGGCCGAAGTGCTCCCGGACGCCGGGACGATATCATTAATCACGATCGGTTTGGGCGTGCCACGCAAAAGCCCTTTGTAATACAACGCGACCGTGGCAAACGGGGTCTGGTCGTCCGGGTCCCAGCTCTGGAGATAAAACGCCCCGTAACCGGGGCAGCTCTGCCCCTGCTGGAGTGTAGCCAAAAACACGCTCAGGAGCGAGCGGGCGCCCTTCATTTTGCGCACAAGCGTATCGATGCCCCACTCGTTCTTTCCCGGCGCCGGGTCTGAGATATCCTGATAATTGACGTTGCCGCGGTAGGTGAGCATTTTATTTCAATTTACGGTTTCTCGTGACTTCTAGGCATTATAATTGCTAGAATAAATCCAACATGAAAACCTTATTGCTTTTAATGAGCGGATTAGCGCTCGCGGCGTGTTCTAAAGTTGAAGTGACTGTTCCCCAAGCGAGCGTACCAAACCCAGCGCCGACCCCGCAGGTTGCTCTAGTCTCAGCGCCAGCGGCACCCGCCCCCATGAGAGCCCCAGACCCCGCGGGTCGTCTGGTCGAGATTGACCGCGAACTGAGCGTGGTCACAAGCGACCCGAAAGACGCCGATCGCCGCGCGGCACTACGTGCGGAAAGAGCGGTCTTGGTTAGTCGTGGCACGAACCCCATCATCGGTTCATCCTCTCGCTCGCAGCCCGTTTCTCATGCCATCGCGACGAACCGGCAACCGCCGCCACAGCAACCCGGCAAGATTATTGTCGCCCCGAACTCCAACGCGAGTTCCCTGCCATTCCTTGAGCAAATGACGCCTTCGGAACGGAAACGCTATCTTCAGGCCGTTCGCACCGAAAACACGACCACGATTGATATTCGTCATCGCGGGAACGGTTCCAACTATTGAGGTCATTGTTTCCACGCCTGTTCAAACAACCCCGTGAGCTTGCGCAGTTCTTCCACCACTTGCGCGGATTCGTTCGCTTTATCTGGCGGCAAGGGCGCTTCACCGCGCTGGACCGCGTTGTAAGCCAGGCTGCCGTAGGCCGTGGGATCGTTCGTCTCTTTGTCCTGGGTTGCGAGTGAGCCCCATCTGCCGTTCTCATCTTCAAAGTTACGGTTGGCGATGGTGCCGTAGGCGAACGGATTCTTTGGCGTCGTGTCCTTCGGCTTGAACTGGCGCACATCGTTTTCTTCGCTCAGCTTTTGCAGTGTTAGTGAGCGGCGCTCTTCTGGGCTGAGATCGGTTCGTTCCAACTGGCGATTGGTCGCCTGAAGTTTGAGGCCGGCTTCGAGTTTCCGTTCCGCTTCCGGCGAGGCGTTCAACCGCTTTATTTGGAGCAGTTTTTTCGCGTCTTCGAAATCTTGCGAGGCCGCTTCCTTGTTCAGCTTGTAGTTTTTATCCAGTTGATCGCCCTGCACCTGCAAAGCCGCGATTTTATCGCGCGCTCCCTTGTCCTGCGGTCCCGCCTGAATAGCGGCGATCTCGTTTTCGATCTTGAGCCGCGCTTCCGCCAAGGCCACCCGCTTCGGATCGTTGCCAATACCAGCGATGACATTTTGCCGCACCAGCTCGTTGCGCCCGCCGCGTTTCTCCAATTGCTGCCGATGCGCGATCGCGGCGCTCAATTCTTCTTGATCTTTAATCCCAGATTTCCCCAGGTCCAACAGACGTGCGTCCTTACTTGACGCAATGTCCTTGAAGATGTTGATGAATCCGTGCGCAAAAGTGCTCTCCTTTTTCTGCAAATCGTCGATGTCCGCCCCCAGCGATTGAATCGATTGTTTGAGATCGCCACTGGAAAGGTTGCCCACGATGTTGAGCGGGCGACGCATTTGCACATCGAGCTTGTTCCGGGCGGCGCTTACTTCATCGACCGACTCCTTGAGTTTAGAGAATATTTCTACCCCAGCTCCGATCGCCACACCGATTCCAAGACCCAGCCCTNNCTGATCCGGCCGGCCAGCTGGGTTATGCCGCCGACCACATTACCGCCGGCCAGGTTACCTACCAGGTCGCTGACCGCACGTTCCGCCCGGCGTCCTGGTGTGCGTTTGAAAAGCGATTCGAAATTGCGGCTGACTTTCCCGGAAAAGGTTTGCGCCCGCGCTTCCGCCCGCGCAATACCGGCGGTAAATTGCGCGTCGTTAAAACCGAGGCTGGACTCAAGCCGTGCGACCGTAGCCATGGGTTACCTTTTACTCGAAAACCTTTGCGCTGTCGCCCCCATTAGTTGCCGGGAATAAGTTAGCATGTCGTCCGCCACGAAGTTGACCGCTTCCTGTAGCGCCTGCGCCCCAATTCTTTCCGCGCCGGCTGCTTTACCGGTAGTTGGTTGCGACGTGATGGCGACTACTTCGGCCAGTAGCTTCGAGACCGTGGCCTTATTAGCAAAGCCGCCCGCGCCTCTGAATTTTGCACCCTTAAAACTGCCGCCCAATTCCTCTATCGCTTTCGCCCAGGCCGCTCGCAGATAGTTGGCCGATGACGCCCGGCGAGAAATGAACCTCTCCACTTCCTTGGCAAACTCGGGCGACTTTAACGCCCCAACTCCGCGTTTCTTTAGCGCCATCGCGGTCAAGGCATAGCGCAGGTGTGAATCGCGCGTCAGCGAAGCCCGGATGCGGCCGGCGTTGCCCTTAGGCGAGAAACTCGCCGATCGGAAAGCTACGTTCCGCGCCGCCCGATTAAGAATCTCGGCTTCATCCTTTTGGGTTGCGGCTTTGTAGGCCCGCAAAGCGAAGATGAACTTGCTGGTATCGACTTTAAGAGAAACATCATCAGCCATTATTCGATCACCCGTTTCAAGGTCGGCTGCGACACGTTATCCGCCAGCTTGATTCCCTTCGATTGATACCAGGCGGTGCGGAATTGTAATCCGATCGCATAAGGAAGTTCCCTCATAATTTGGAACGCGTTCAACTTGCTTACTTCGGCCACCATAGAGCAATAGACGATCCATTGACTCAGTGGCGGCCCTACTAGTTTGGGTCGTCTTCGTCCTCTTCCTCGCCAGTTTCGGCCGGTTTAGTGGCGGAATGGTCCACCTCGTTCATGATGCCGCTAAAAAGGTTGTAGGCCGCCCAGAATTCGTCGGAATCGATCTTGTGGATGCCGCGGCCACTCGCCCATATTTGCGACTGCCGGTAGGCATCCTGCGGCGAGCGATCGGCATCTTCCACCGCCTCATCGTTCAAGGTGCACAACCAAAGAACAATGATCGTATCCTTCAGGCAGCCGGGATACATTTTGGTGCGCTGAAATTGGTCGAAGCCTTCTTTGCCGATGCGCGGGTAAAGCAGGCCCATATTCTGGCCGGCAATGACACGCGACGGCGTCCACGGCTTGAGCTTCAAATCTCCCAGGACGTGTTTATCGCTGCGTTCAAAAGCTTTTTCGACCGCTAATTTCTTCGGTTTCTTTGTCATAAGGCTTTGGTCCAGACACCGGGAGTCCAGGAAAAACCCCGATGCCCAGAGCGGAGACTTACTTTCCTTCCGTGGTAGTGGTGGTGGTGGACGGTCCGCCCGGTGGCGGCGTGGTGGTGGTAGTTGTTTTTGGTTTATCACCTTGTTCTGACATTGTATTTCTCACCTGCCTTTCCTGGTTTAGTTAACCTAAAGCTTCATCTCTTTCCTCGTTCCCTCGCTCGCGTTTAGCGACACCGCGCGATAGCCAGGATTACTCACGATCTTACTTCCGCGGGGACCATCGCGCGTTGCTGTTTTCCCGGCGTTGGGAACGCGGATCAGCGCCAAGTCTTGGCGTTCTTTCCAGAGGTTGAGAAATTGGCCGCGGGCTTTCAGAATCAGACATCCCAGCCGCATCAGAGCTTCCTGAATGTCTGTCTCCTTTGCCGCAAAGCTCTCCATGATGGCTTTGGCTTCCGCGGTGATAGTGCCTTCACTCTCCTGCACCGTCGCTTCTTCTACCTTGAACGCCTCAATCAAACTGTCCAGTTCCGCCGGCCACTGGAACGAGTATTGCACACTCCCTTTCTTGCCCGCTGCCAGCGCAGCGCGTGCGCCTTCTTCCAAGGTCATGCCAGCGAACCCAAGACGCTTCAGGATGTCGTTGTCGTAGAAGTTGGCCAGCGGCCGCCGGTCATCCAGAAATGGGATGCCAGCCAGGTAGAGACAGAAGGCAAGAATGCCGTTGCTGGTCGTCAGTGGGCGGTCGCCCGGATTGATTGTGTTCATATTTTACTATGCGGTTTTCAGGTTTACCGCTCCTGTTTTAGCTAAAGTGTTACGGCAAAGTTAATCCCGGATTACTCGAAAGTTTCGTGCTGACTTTTCTCCAGTTCGCTCGCTCCTGCGTTTCGGTCGCCTCGTCCAATAAGAGCGTACCAGACCCATCCCCGAAAACCGCGGTATCGTTCGCCGGCACACAGGCCGTAGCCAAAGCGTATGCCATCACGCCAGTAGCGCCGAGTACTTCGCCTTCGCTCGTCGCTTCCCGGGAAAACTTATTCGAGATGGCGCGACCGCGGGTCTCGCCCACGTTGTCCATGATCTTCTCATTGATCTCGGGAAAATAACGGCACTCGAAACGCTCAATCGAAATTCCTGTCTCGCTCAGCTCAACCCCGCGCTGCCCGGTAAAACCTACAACGGTGAGTGACATGCTACTTCGATTCCTTTCGCAGCGCCTTGCTCACTTCAGCTAACTGGCGCTTGGCCCGCGCAACTGCCCCGTCGTGATCGAAGGATGGATGATCTGGATTTGGAAGCTTTTCCAGGCGGGCGATCTTCTCTTCCAAAGTTTTCTTGTTATCCTCCAGACCTTGTAGCGGATTCACCGCTGGGATACCCGCACTGGTGCTTTTGGCGTCGCTCATCGTCAGCCATGACTTTGTTGTTTCAATTGGCCTTGTCAATAACATTTCTCACGTCAGTTTTGCAATGATCGGAATGCGAGTGGTGCGCTTCCATAAGTTGCCGGTGTTCTCCTGTTCCACGGTGCGGCCGTCATCGATAAAAATATTGCTGCTGGCGCGTTTGAAAGTATCGGCAATTGCGGCCGAGATCGCTTCCATCTCCGCTTCAGTGATCTTGGCTGCCGGGGCGCGATATTCGATACTGAGGTTGCCGGATGTCCACCCTTGCACTTGCTCCTCGCCTTCGGTGGCCGTAAACACAAGACTGTTTGCCTGTGCCTCATCTTCGCTGTTGCGATGGAACATCGGGATTGCAGCAAGGGCAGAGTTGGCCGCTGCCAGTTCCATCGCGTATTCTTCCACCTGGTATGGCAATGAATCAGCCATCTTATGCGTCGCTCACCAGGCTGCCAGCGGTGATCTCGTAGGTAACGCCGTTGCGTTCCGTCACATCGAGCACTTCCAGTTCGTTTCCCCGTGCGGTGACGTTGTCGCCCTGGGTTGGTCGCGCGTTTAAATCAGCCAAAGCAACCATGATGCGATACCCGCCTTTCTCGGCCGAACCGCCTACTATCGCCGCCTCATCAAAACTGATCTCTTCGATGATGGCACGGTATTCATCTGCGCCGATCAAAACGGTTTGAGGCACACCGCAAACAGCATCGTTTGCGTCCAGAAGCTCAGTAAAAGCTTCCGAGAGATCGGACATAAAGCCGACCTACTTCTTTTTCCGCGGCTTGCCCGGAAATTTCTTGGAAATGTCTTTGCTGATCTCGGCCGTGGCTTTCTCTACTCCTGCCACGGCACCCGGCGCGTCAGGACTCACTTCCGGCTCAGCGCTGCCCTTACCGATCAACTTTTCCGCGCCCTCATATTTGTCGAGCGTGGCCTGCTCAATGGATTGGCCTTCGCGGACCAACAGAACCCGCGCGTCCTTATGACCTTCGGGGACCGCCTTGGTCCGTTCCGCGTTCAGGTAAACGGTTTTGGATGCGATCATAGGGAATCAGCCTTTCAGGGTTACTTGGAAGTCCAGGTCGGGCTTCCGCGGGTAGCAGAACTATTGAAATACAAGCCGGGCGTTAAAGTATCAACCAAAATCGTGCCTGGCAAGGCGTCGCGATAGGTCGCGCCCACACCGGGCGTGGTCGTAGTCAGCGTCGGGGCGGCGCCGCCGGTCAACGAATTTGTCCCGATGCTTAGCGCCGGGAAATCCTGCGCCGCATTCTTGGCCGCAAAGGTAAGCGTGATCGTGCCGATGCCAGCCGTCAGCGAACCGGCCGCGGTAGTAACTCCACCGGTGCCGATGGCTCGGAGATTTTCCAGCGCCGCATCGATATTCGCGATCAAGGTAGCGTTGGTCGCACTCCACGAGATGGGAACCGTAGTTCTACCCCCAGTCAGCGCGATGGTAAAAGTTCCACCGCTCGTGCCCGTCTGGATAGTGAGAGTATCGACTTCACTCGTGCCATTGCCGGGCACGCCGGCATAACCGTACACCGGCCAAGCTTTGACGGTTGAATCCTGCGCGAAGGCGGGAACAGCCAGGCCAACTGCGGTGAGGATGAGAAGGAGTTTTTTCATGATTCTTTGTTTCTTTTCGTTATTAAACGCGGGCCGGCATTCCGGTAAATTCAAGGAAGCAATTCGGACGATAAACCGCCAGCGCCAGCCGATGCTCGGCCCGGAGCGCGATCAAATTGCGCTTGAAATCGTCCTCATTGGAATTGGTCATCTGCAACCGCATTCCTTCGCGCATGAAGTATTGTGCGCCGAGTTTGAAACATCCGGCCAACGGACTGCCATAAGCGCAGGCGGTGGTTTTCACAACCGGCTTGCCCCAGAAAGTGTAAAGCTCAAGGAACACGCCCGCGGTGTATGGGATGTAGAATGGGCCGCCACTCAGAAATCGGCCTTGTGAGTCGGTCAGCAAAGATGCGGTTTCCCAATCGTAGGGGTGAAAGACGTAGCCGTCTGGCTCGAAGTAAGAGTTGACCTGAATATCGGTCAAACCTTTGCGGAGCGACTTGGCCACCGTGGTATCGCTCGCCACATCCATTGCCCGAGTCAGAATACCAGATGTGCTGTAAATACCGAGCAGGTTGTTCCCCAGCCCGTCGCCGTAGAGCAACTGAAACTCCGTTTCGGTGTCCACCATGAACGGCAACCGGCCATCGATGTAACTCTGCGCCGCCGGAAAATCTGCCATGAATTCGTCGGGCACCTTGGTGGTGATCGCGATCTTTTTGACGTTCGCAACCGCGGTGGTCAGGTCCGGGTCCCAGTTCGGTTTCAACCCGCGTTCCCCAACACTTTTCGCACGCGGCATTCCAGGGACCCCACCACTGCCGGCCGCAACTGGCACGCCATCAATTGTGCCGAAAGTATTTTCCCGCGGATAAATGATCGCCGCGGCATCAGTGGCGCCGCCGGTGAGTAAATCCATCACGGTGAGGCGCTGCATCCCCAAGCCAATGACCTGGGGCTGAATCTGGACGCTGACCGGAGCTAGGTCGGGAGAATTAAAACCGGCGCGCTGAGCCAGTGCCGCCCGTTGCGCCATCGCGACTTTGCCGCGCAGACCCAGCATCCCAATGTCGTAATCGACGCTTACGTCGCGTCTCATACCGGTCTGACGGCCTTTCGCCTGAAATTCTTTCGAACGGACAAACTCTTCTCCGATGCTCATGGCCTGGCTAGGCTGGCGACTGCGTTCGCCGATCACTCGCACTTTGCTGGAGCCATTGCCACCAAACCCGGCGCGATCCGATTCCGTTTCGTTCGTGACCACGGTTTCGACTTCAGGAAACGTTCCAACCATGACTTCATCCCGAAATTCAGCGGAAGTTTTCCCGTCGGCGATGCATTGATTGGCCAATGCGCTGGTATCAATCCTGCGGCCAGCCAAACCTTTCTTCGAGAAATGCGCATTCAAATCCTGGATGTCCTTTACCCGTTTGCGCTCTTCCGCCCTGGAATCATCCTTCGCTTTAGTGATGTCGGCCTGGCTCACGCCACTGCCGGTAGTAGGATTGTCGCCTTTGTCGGCTTCAAGGAAGAATTTCTTTTTCATGTCTTGTGGTTCCGCGGGTTGGTCCCCGCTATTAGTTGTGGATTTATCACCCGTTTCAACATCGTCAACATTTTTTTTCACTATTTCAATTGTGGCATCGTCCGCATCGACTGCCCGGCCTACCCCAACCGTGAAATCGGCCGGGATGGTAACAAGGCTGCATTCATAAAGCGTCCAGAGGAGCGCGGTATAGGTTTCGTCGTCTTCATCAACCTCGAATTTGGTCACGTCGTAGCCAATGGAACATTCGGTGAGAATACCGTCTTTGACATCGGCCCGCGCCTGCATGCCCGCTTCGCTTTGGGAGAATTTGAAGTCCACAAAAAGCTTGCCGTTGCGCAGTTGCGGGTTGGAAACCTTGCCCAGCAAAGCGTCGCGGTCATGGTTGTAGAGCAGGGGAGAGGCGCCACTCGTGACCCGGTCGAGATCAACCGAGCCAGGCAAATGGGAAAGAATTTCCGTCCCGTAGTAGCGTTCGTAAGGTTCGTCGCTGGAAACACTCACCCCGCGAACGATCCGGTTGGCATCATCGATTTCCGCCCGAGTTTCGCCGGCCTTTTCCGATAGCACAAGGGTGGCGGTGCGATACTGCGGCGGGAGTTTCTGGCCGTTAACGAGTTTCTTTTTCATCGGGTCTGATAGCACGGCTCGTTTAAGCGAATCCGTTGCGGATCGCGGTCCTGAGCACGGTTTTTGTTCGGCAAAGGCTTACGTTTCAATTTCTCCGCTTTCGCAGTTTCCGGCTGTTTTTCAACCGGATTCTTAGAGTCGGCTCTGTTCGAGTTCTTTTCCATTTCCGTTTACTCCAGGTTTTTTTATTGGTGAAGGCTTGGTGGTGCCGCCTGTAGCAGGAGTGGTCGCTCCTTCGGTTTCATCGGCCACTGACGCATTAGGCTTTACCCCTTCCACTGTTGTCGCAGTTTCCAGACCCAATGATTGCAATAACATTTCTTCCTCGGCCAACTCGAAGGCGTTATCCTCGAAGTCGATTCCTTCGTCGGCGCATTCCCGATTCCGGCTACTCAACTTATTGGCGATACGAAGAGCGGCCGCATTGATGGCCTTAACTTCGTCCACCTGCGCCCAGCGGCGCCCTTGGAAAACCGGTTTGTTGAACTTGTCGTATTTCTGCAAAGGCAACGCGATTGCCCCGGTAACGAGCGCCATTTCCAGCCAGGCTTCGAAGATCGGTTGTTCCGCCACATCGATGTCGAAGCGCTGGATCATCTTGGACATTTCGTTTGTGTCCAGCCGGCCGAGTCTGCCCGCAGAAAAATTGATGTTCTCAAGGTCGTTGAAAATGGTATTGTAATCGCCGGCCGGCATTCCCGCCGTCATGCTTTGACCCATCATCTTGCGAAATTGGGCGGCGTTGCCGTTCGGATGTTTCGGGTCGCGCTCCTGATAACGGACGCCCCATTTCAATGCCCGGGTTTCACCGGGCGCGAGCGCTTCCAGCGAAATTCCGGTTGTCGGGTCAGGCTGATCGTATTGCGCGCTGCCGCCTTCGGGCAAAACATCCGAATAATAAAATCCGGTCTTGCAAGCTGCTTCACGTGCGGCAATGACTTCGGCGAGTTCGTACTGATCAAGCTGCCGGCCTTTAACCATCGTGCTCGCCGCCCACGGCGCCGGGCGGGTCGCCTCGGAATCGACCGGGCGCGCGTAGTGGATGATGTCAGCGGCCTCGATTCGAGCGCGGGCGATATTGCGGGCGTAATTTCCGCCGAGTCCAAAGCCGACTGCGAGCGTGGAAAACTGCCAGTCCCGCGGCTGGCGTTTGATGAAATAATAGGCGGCCGGTTTGCCCAATCCCCACTCGTTCATTTCATACTCGATGCCCATCACGACCACGTTCCCATTGGGCAGCGTGTCGTTATAAAAGCGATCGCACCATTCCGAGGAAATCATTTGCAGCGCGTAGCCGAACTGGTTTACCTGCTTTTTTGGATCCCGAACATGGCGGAGAAAAAAATCGCCGTCGCGCACGCCGTTAATCAGCCTGAGCTGACGAAGGACGTGATAATTGCGGCGGCCGCGCACATCACAGTTCTGCGCCCGCTGCCATTCCGACCATGAATTTTCGATCAGTTGGTTGGCAAAAACGTCCGGGTCGCCCACCTGGATGGTAGCTTTCCCGCGAATAATGGAGTCCGTACTCGAGCGTTCCATCGCATCCGCCAGCTTGAAAGCGCGATACCGCTCAATATCGGTGCTGAGCTTCTCTTCCGCCCATTGCCGCAACCGGTTCACCCGGCGCTCGTAGGAGATCAAGGCTCGTGCTTCGTCCGGCGCGTAAACGATGCGATCTTCCGTCTCCTTAATCTTCATCCGCAGCATGATGCCGTTCTCCCCGAAAATGTTGCTCCAGAGCAGTTCGCGATATTTGATGTAAACCGGGTTGGTCTTGAAAAGGTCGCGCATCCGGGCCGTGAGCATATAAGCGCTCTGCCAGAGATCGGCATCGTCGCCGATCAGCGCCGGACTCCAATCAGCATTGGCGCTGCCGCTTCCCACCGAATCAGAGAAGCCGCGCTGCTGTTTTTCGGATGAACCGAAAATCTTTTTCCAAGTGTCTTTGAATGCGCCCATCGTTACCTCCAGAAACTCCAGGGCAACCAGCTCGAAGTCCGCGCAAAAGAAATTCCGCCACGACCGGTATCCACTCGCGGGCATTGCCGGGCGCCATCCGCTCGCGCCTGCTCCCGCAACACTTCCGCTTTCCAGTAGGTGCGCTGATCGGTCAGATTTTTCAGGTCCCTTTTGGTGAAGCTTTGCCCATTGAAACTCACGCTGATATTGTCGCTGCCGCTGAGTCTTTGAATAGCGGCTTCGATCAGGGCAAGAGTGATCGCGGCCGTGCTCAGAACCGCGGCCTGGGTGAGGTCCGGGAGAACTTCAAGCGTGCCGGTGCGCGCGGTGGTGCGCTGGCTGGTGGCGGTTTCGGTGACGTATTCCGCATACTCGTAAACGCCCGGCGCGAGATTTGTCGGCAACGCCACCTGAAAAAGACTGCTGGAGATGGTGGCGGCGATTGATTGGGAAGCGCCATCGGGACCGCGCAGAACAAACTCCATCGTCCAGCCCGTCACCGGGAAGTCAGTGAATGAGTCGGTGAAGGCTACGTAGTTGCCTGCTTCCACCTGGTCGGGTGGACCACTAAGAATCGGGACCGGCATTTCCGGCAATCATACATTCTGTTTCAATTGCCGCAAGCTTTCCGCCAAAGCCAGAAACGGCGCTCAGTCAGCTCCCACTCGGCGTGTTCTTCTTTTTCAATCAGGCGCTGGAGCGGGCTGGGTTCGGGCTGGATGAGATCGGCGAAGAAAAAATCTCTCACGATTGCATCCTCAAAAAATGGGCGGTCAAGGCGGACGGCGGCCTGTAGCGCTAGGCGGGCGCGCTGGTGCCAGCGGCGGATAGAGAGCGGTTGCGCTTTGCACTGCGCGATCTCTTCCGGGGTGCCTTTGTGCGGGACGCCGATGGTGGCGGCAGAGAGCGCGGCGCGATGGGCGGCGCTAAACCGAACGCCTTTGCGGGTGACGCATTTATTGCGCGCGGGGAGTTCGACTTTGAGGAATTGCTGGCGGCGCGGGGCGCGGGCGAGGCGGAAGGCGCACCAGCCTTTGTGCCCGTGGCGTTTCCCGCAAGGGCAGGGCGGGCGAGGAGTGCGATCGGCAATGGCGCGCACGGTCGCTAGCGCGGTGCGCAGGGCGCGAGAGATTTCACGCCGGCTTTCACCCGCCAGAAGCCGCCGGGTGATTTCGCGAACGATCTCCGGGGCGAGGCGGCTCACAGCTTAACTCTTGTTATGGCGTGGTAAAAACGACTTCGTTCGTAGGCGCGCCGTCCGCGCCAAGGGCGGCGTTGCGCACCTGGAAGTAATAGGTCGTTTTCGGAACGAGGTTGAGAACGGTGTAAGTGAGCTGGTCCCCGGCCAGGAACATCCGGTCATATGCACCGGGCTTGATCCCGACGTAGGCGTAATACTGGGACGGTGGTCCAGTCGGCCCCTTCCAAATAAGCGTGGCCTGCGAATTGCCAGTGGGGATAGGCGTCGGAGTGGGCGGTTTGGGCGTAGCCGATGGTTTGGGCGTCGCTGTAGCTGTTATCGTCGGTGACGGCGTGGGCGTGGGCGAGCTACTGGGAGTAGCCGTAGTCGAAGGTGTGGCCGTCGGCGCCGGTATAGGCGCGGTGGCTGTAGGCGAAGGTGAAGAGCTGGGAGACGGCGATGGTGTTGCTGAGGGACTCGGCGAAGGGGATATGACCGGCGATGGCGTTACACTGGGCAGTGGCGTGGGCGATAAAGTCGGACTCGGCGTAGCCGGAGTCGCCGAAGTCACGGGAGTGGGACTCAGGGTCGGGGACGGCGTCACCGTCGGGCTCGGGGTAGGAATCGGCGTACTCGTCGGAGAAGGCGTTGGCCATGGAGTGAGAGTTGGTGACGGAGTGGGAGCGACAGTTGGGATTGGCGTGGCGGTTGGAGTCGCGCTCGGCATCGGCGTGGGAGTGTACTTCGGCGGCTTGGGCTTGTGATGTTTGCCATCCAATGGCGGTGCGCTCGGCGATACTATCGGCGGNNGTTTGGGCGGAGAGGTAGAATTAGTCCCGCAACTAACAAGAAGCAGGCAGACAGAAAGAATGGTGAAGTTTTGTTTCAGATCACTCCTTCTACCAAATCAGCCTCGACGGAAATCACAACTGGCTTGTTATCGACCGTTCGCAATTCCAAATAATTGTCATTGGTATATTTTACATAGAACGGTCCGCCCGCTCTGCCAGCGGCCTCCATTTCGCACCATTCCGCCAGTCCAATACGCCGGACACCATCTTCGCTACCAGTGAGTGCTTGAATCGTCATCGTTGATCCTGTCTCAATTTCTAACCGCTCTACTGCACCCTCGCAAGAGCGAAAATGCAGTGTGGCGTTAGGAATTGGCGAACCGACTGACTTCCGATTGCGGAATGGCCTCGTCCACGGAGCCAATCGATGATGGAATCCCCAAAGTCTCGCGCAGGTTCCGAAGTTCATCGGGAAACAATCGCTGACCGAATATCCGATCTCTCCCCATCATGCGGCTCCCCTCCTTGCTTGTCGGCCGCCGCATCGCCCCGATATGCAGCTTTGCGCAATCTTCCGAATTCTTTATTCGTGATTGACCCTTCTTATTGATTATCCGATTGCGGATCACAGGATGCTTCAAGTTAATCGTATTTGGGCCTACAGCCTCGCCAGCATCGAATTTCAGTAGATGCACACGTCCAAGAGGCGACATCGGAAACGTATAAACAATGCCTTGCTCTGCATCAGTTACCCTCACGTTGTTTTTATCCACCATCACGTTGCTTAATTTCAGGTAACGGCGTTTGATCGCCTCTGCATACATGCAGAAACGGGATTTTTCCCTACCCCCTTTCGCGATCGCACGATCGATGTCTTCTTGCCTCATTTCGATTATTAGTCTCTTGATCTGCTTTAACGGCGCTTTCGTTTCATTTTTCATACTTTTTTACTTTCTGGTTTTACTATCGCAACTCTTACTGCACCCCTCGCAATCAGATTAAACGACATTTCGTATCTTGTGTCAATTCAAATTTACAAATTCCACCCTCGCCCAAACCCACCCCGGGAGTCTCGTGCGCTCATCTCTGCCGGCCGTTGCGGTAGTCGCTCATCTCTCCCCTTGACAGGAATGGTCGCGAGATTCTTTCGCTCTTCCTGTTCCCAATTCACAGGACCACGAACGTAGAGCGCGGCTAAAGCGTAAACCCGCTTATCCAACGCCTCATTTCTACTGCTGCTGTCCTCTGTCGGCGCGGTTGGCATTTCGAAAATGGTCATCTCAACGCCGCGATCGCGCTCGGTATGGCTGTCTTCAGCGAGAAGCTGTTTGAACCATTCCTCATCATAGTCATCAGTTTTCGGGACGTGCATGTAGCCTGGACCGGGAATAGTGATACTGGCGCGCTGATAAATGAGCGCTTTGGCCCGGTTCGTCCCGATAATGTGCAACCGGATGCGTTCTTCGCGACGCCCAAGCGCCCAGATCGGTGCCCACTTCGCGCTTGCGCCTTTCATCGCGTAGTAACGACGGATCAGTCGTGGCCGGAGATACTGGTAAAGCGCCCGCTGCGCGCCGGCATAGCCGGTATCAAAACCGCCACAGACAGCTTGCAGCCGCGCCCCGTCTTTCCGGGTGAATTGCCGGGTTAGCACGCTCTCCAGTTGATCATATGCCCAGGGCCGGCCTTTGACGAACATCTTTGAGAAATCGCCTGGCAACATGAGGTTCCCGAGTCCCCACGTCTCTTCGCCCTCCCCCCAGCCGATGAACTCCAGCTCGGCTCTATCTATCTGAAAATCTACACCGAAGCTCACGAGCTTGACCGGCTTCGGGACTGCGCATTCGAGCGCGGTCATGTCAACGCCAGCCCCGGCGTGACATTTGTCCGCTGTTCAATCAGTGGGATATAAGCGGGGTTTAGCTCGATCAGAATTGCCTTACGTCCAAGTTCGAGTGCTACCATCCCTGTCGTTCCACTGCCCGCGAAGGGGTCTAAGACGGTATCGCCTGTTCTACTGCCGGCGAGAATGCACGGTTTGATTAACTCCGCTGGATAAGTGGCGAAATGGGCATCCGGGTACGGTTGCGTCGTCACGGTCCAGACGCTGCGTTTGTTGCGGAGAAGATCGGGTTTTGTTAGAGAGCAACCGCTGTGGTCGCGAATCTTTGAACCATTGCTCCCAGTACTCTCGCCATCGTGCTTGCGCTTGCCACGATCTTTATTTGATCGCCGTTCTTGCCCGGGGCCATCACTCCTTCCCGGAACCGAACCTTTGTAATTATGAGGCGTCCGCGGTGCTCGCCCAATCTCAGCCGAGAAAGTCAACGCATCCCGCGGCTCGTCTCCTTTACCCNNCCAGCGGGCCAATTCTGACGATTTTTTAGAATGCGCGATTTGACCGCGCTCGCGTCTTGAGCGCCCGCGAACGCGAAATCTTTTGTCGCGGTTCCACGATAACCTTGTTTAATTTCGCGCAGCATTGATTCCGACAACGGCTCGCGGATGGCTTCAGCGTCGTAGAAATACCGCCTGCTTTTGCTGAGAAGGAAAAGATACTCGTGAGATTTAGTGCACCGATCAGTCACGCTTTCCGGCATTGGATTCGGCTTCGCCCAAATAATGTCCTGCCGCAGATACCAGCCATCTGCCTGTAGAGCCATCGCGACCATCCATGGGATAGAAACCATGTCTTTCGGCTTGAATTTAGGGAGCGTCTTGGTAGAATACCCACATGCCATACAAACGAAAGCCCTGTCCGACGTGCGGGAAGCTAATGGACGGTCGCTCTGAACAATGTCGGGCGTGCAAGCCGACGTATGATCGGACGGCTGCTCACCGCGAGAAGATGTCTGTTGCGCTGTCGGGAAAGCCGAAGCTGAATCTGCGCGGAAGGAAGCGCCCCCAACATTCGGTTGTGATGAAAGAGTGGTGGTCAGATCAGCGCAAGGAATCGAAGCGTCAGGAGATGTTGCAGCGGAATCCGAATGCCCGTTATCATGGACTTTCGGCGCGTGCGGCGGCTCAGATTGTCCGGTCGATCGGCCATTGCGAGAAATGCCTTGGTAATGGTTCAGAGAGCAGGCTGTCAGTTCACCATCGCAATCGGGACAAGCACGACCAGCAACGCGAGAATCTTCAAGTGCTTTGTCATCGCTGCCACATGAAGGAACATCGCGGAGAGAAGCGGAACCGGGTTTCTGTTTCTTGAATTGTCTTGCTTGCTTAAAACCGTCCTCTCCACCGCTTGCGTTAAAACTATTATTACCACCAGTCATGCAACTTCCTGAATAGCTCGAACCGAGATTCAGCCAGAGTGTGCCATCCGCGCGCAACACGCGACGAACTTCGAGAAACACAGCAATAATTTTCGCAATGTACTCATCCGGCGTTCTCTCAATGCCCATCTGTCCATCGCACCGATAATCTCGAAGCGCCCAATAGGGTGGACTGGTAACGCAGCATTGCACGCTTTCATTTGGTAGCGTCCGCAACATCTCCAGCGCGTCGCCACAGAGAATAGTTAGGCGATCAGTCATGCTGCGATCTTTCGGGATCCCAAGGATAACTTCAGTTTTTTTGGCATACCGGATATTCCTCTCGGCGGTCGTATAGAACCCTCCACTCCTGCTTGATATCGCTCTCCTCTTGATACGTTTCGGCAAGGAATGTGTTAACCCAAACCTTGAGCGTCTCCCGCGGACTCTGCGAATGCTTTGCCCGATGCGCGTCCATGGCGAACTGATGCAGTTTCGATTTGAAACCCTTTTCCGCCGGCAACGTCGAGTTGATGCCGTTGAGCCAATAGCCACGAATCCCGGCGAAGGGAGCGGTCGGCTTCCAAACGCCTGCCATGATCATTCGGATGCGTTGAGCGTCATCGTGGGCAGCAGCGCATTGACCACAAACAATCACCGCTTTCTCGTGACGGTTTCTTCCCAGACGCGGCCAATCAACTGTTGCCTGTAGCACGTCGAGCGCGTTCTTTTTCCGCCACATCAAAACTTGAATACGATTGCAACGCCTACACGGAACAAACCACATTCGCTTGTCTGACTGATTGGACCAATGCTCGATCGCCGAATGGTTTTTCATCGTCGCTGTTCCCGACAAGAGCTTGATCGCTTCCTCGAAACCTTCAGCGCGCTTGAAAGCAAGTAGGATCGGGTCGCCCTCTTTCCCGACGCTCTTCGGATAACCGTCAATTTCGTCGCAATAGACTACGCCGGCACGGGGACCTCGAAAGTTTGACGGCGAGCCGGCCGCAGTCATGTAAATCGATCCGCCGAAGAATCGCTTGTAGCCGATCGTGTTTCCCGTTTCTCGACCTTTCGATTCCACGACCACGTCGCGAACGGCCGGCGTCGCGTCGATTAGTGATCGCTGTAAAACGTCGCGCGAAAATTTGTCGCGGCTCTCTTCCTTCGGATAGACGACAAAAATATTC